TTTTGCCGCCCAGTGGCTCTTTTGATGATGGATGCCTGCGCCGGTATTTAGAGAATCTAAAGAACTACGAGGAGGAGGACGCCAATTCCGGCATGACACTTGCCAACAGATTGCGTCTGGCATTCTGTGATTTGCAGGCGGATACGATCTGCGGCAAATTCCCGCAAGCAGAATTACCTCTTAAGCGAAGACTCCGTTGCGTTGCCGAATATTTGATCCGGTCTGGAGAATTTGATAAGGTAAGGGACGATACTGGCAAGCTCGTCAAGAAACGCGGTGTTCTTGGCAAGTTGGTTGTGATGTACCAACCGACGCCAAAGCTTTTAGAATCACTGAATCGACAAGGGTTACTAGAGAAATGAACCGACGTGAAAAATTAATTGCTTCTGTGATCGGGCCAGAGATGGACGAGACAAAAGCCAAGATGCTTGATGCCACGATGAAATTGATTCTCGGGGATATGGGCCAGCATTACTGCAAGATGTGGGAAGTAGAAGGCCCCGGTGTCATGTGCTTCCAACCTGGCGGTGAGCGGAGCATGTTCTTCCTGACACTCAAGGAGCTTCACTCTGCCCAGGAAGCAGAAGAGCGTGCAAATAACGGTGATCTTGCCGAGACGTTTCGGCGAATTCTTTCTGCGGCGCAGAAGATTGATCCTACGGAAAAAGCTGGTTATCTCATCAATGATGACGATGGTATCCGCTATGTGGAAGTGGACTACAACAAAGTGTCCGAGCAATGAGTAACGAAGGTCTTCAGCGTACGTCAAATCGACGGGAAGGTATCGAACTAATCACCAGTACTGACTTGGTTTTGGCGGCAAATGAACTAATGGGCGGTATCACACTAGATGTCGCCAGTTCCAAGGTCGCTAATGAATTTATTGGCGCTGAGAACTTCTACACACCATCGGATGATGGCTTGAATGCGCAACAGTGGTACGGGAAGGTTTACTTGTTTCCGCCAGCGGGTATGTACTTCTGGGATAAGAAGAATTCCCGTTGGAAAAAAACAAGGGCTTCTGCGGTGTCATTGACATCGTCCCATGCTGTGTGGTTCCGGCGTATGTACCATGCTTGGATCTCTGGCGAGATAGAGCAGGGTTTGTATTTCAGCAACTGCCCTGACATGATTCGTTACGAGCCCAAGATCTTTAGTTTCCCTATGTGTATCCTGCGCACCAGGCCTGTTTTGCAGGAGTATGACGGAAAGAAATTTTCGCGTCGTCAAACGTGCACTTCGTTTGTTGTCTACTTACCGCCGACTGATATGACGGCTGACGCTACGCAACGATTCATCGATATCTATGAGGAACGCGGGCATATTCTTGCGTGAATTCTGTATACTGAAGGACGATTACAAGGATCTATGAGCGTCCTGGCCGATTGGGAAATCAAAAAACTTGCTGAAGAAGAGGAGATGATCTCTCCTTTCGTGGATCATCTGATTAACAAAGATGGTGAACGTAAACTCTTGAGTTTTGGCCTCAGCTCATACGGCTACGACATCCGGCTTTCCCCCAAGCAATGCTTGATTTTTGGCAAAGTACAAGCTGGTGATTGCGATCCAAAGGACTTTGACCCTGACATCCTGAAGCCTTCTGAGCTACTGGAGGATGAACGCGGACAATACTTCTTGCTGCCTCCGTACGGATATTGTCTTGGTGTTGCGCAAGAACGTCTAAAGCTTCCAAGGGATGTCACTGTCGTTGCAGTTGGTAAATCGACGTATGCCCGATCAGGCATCTTGGTTAATATCACGCCTGCTGAAAGTGGTTGGGAAGGTTATCTGACGCTCGAGATTAGTAACTGCACTGGACTCTTCAATCGCATCTATGCGAATGAGGGGATCACGCAACTGTTGTTCTATCGCGGCAACCCTTGTCATACCACTTACCAAGACCGTAAGGGCAAGTATCAAGACCAACCGAATAACGTGGTCTTCTCCCAGGTCTAGAAACTCTTTCCAAACTGACTTTCTGGTTTGCGGGCGTAGCCAACACCACCGGCACGCCCACCGGAATCACCAGTTGTCGGAAGTTCTACCCCTGCAATTTCAGCACGTGTCCTTGGTGTGCGACCACGGATTGTTGGCTCGTCAATGCTTGCCCGCTGGCGATATGCACCTGCACTCTTGGCGGCCCGCATGAATTTAGCAACGCGATCCTGGTTGCGATTCACTGATTCTGCTGCAAAACGCCCATCTTCTGCAACGCGGCGCATATCAGTGTCATACGCCTGCTCAGGTCGTAGGTCTGATACTTCAGCTCCAGAAGTACCAGAGTCCTGTCTGGGATCGTATGTGGGCCTTAAGATATTTGCCATCTTATTATTGTAAAAGCAGTAAATCAAGTAACCGCCGTGATGCACTCTGCCGCAGGATTTTTAGATAGCTTTGTCCAAGACGAATTGAAGTGTCGTTGTCTTGGCGAAGAAGACTTTGGCGCACCTCTCGCCAACCAAGAAAATGATGTGCCCTTATATGACCAGTACAATCGTGGCTTGGTCCTAGGCGAACAAGGGCTTGAGCGCACCAACCTGGCGTTAGAAGGTGGAGAAAAGCGTCCTGGCCTGACTGGTTATATCCCAAGTGCTGAAGAAGGGTTTGAGATGGGTGCCAGCCCGAAACCCAAGGCCCTGGTTCTGGAGCTTGGTGAACCTGATGAAGATGAACTGATGCTTTCTGCCAAGCGTCGTGGTTTAATGCGCTAATCTATGGTTTTAATTACCAAGATGGCGGAAGATTTTTTTGAACCTGTGAGTGATTGCCCAGGGGGAGTGTGTCCTGTTCCCTGGGCCGTCAAGGAAGAAGTACCTGTTGTAAAAGAAGATCAAGTTAACCATCCGCCCCATTACACAGATGGTGGCGGTATCGAGTGTATTGAGGCCATTGAAGCGCAATTAACTGCAGAGGAGTACCAAGGCTATCTGCGTGGGAACTGCGTTAAGTATTTATGGCGTTGGCGTCACAAAGGCGGTAAGACTGACCTTGCTAAGGCCCAGTGGTATTTAGACCGTCTGCTGACGTTTACCGAAGCTCAGAACGGCTGAAGCTCGTCATCGTCTTCGTCGTACTCGTCGTCGTCACCCATGCATGCGGCGGCGAGTTCTGCTAATTCGAGATCGGTTGGATGATCCCAGTCGATCTCAATGTTTTCAGACGCCATGATGTCTTTGATGGCGTGCCATTCCATGAGACGTTGGTGATACAGAGACAAAAGAGCAAAGCGCAGCTCTTCCCAGGTGAGTTCGGCGCTTTGAAGCTCCGCTTTACGCATTGCAAATTGGAGTTCCAAGGGGAGTTCAAATTCCCGTGGTTCGACTGACCTCTCCATTCCGCTCTGCATTTGCTCGTTGCAATTATTCTAATCCTAGCTATTAAACAGCAAATCGAGTTCTTGGTCTAGAAACTCGTCCCACTTATTTTCATCAATGCGGAACGAGTTGGCAAACTCGGACAGGATGTAAGGGCTGATGCGTTCTTCCAGCTCTCGAATCGCACGTACCTCATGGGCCGCAGCGCTGTAGTTACGGAAAGCTGTCAACAAGATTTCTGTAGATGACCAGGGGTTAGCATCAATCTCCTGGAGGAACAGGTTAATTTCTTCTCGGCGACGATCCAGGAGGCCACCGATAACGTTATGTTCTTCATCGAAGATCCAACGCCCGATCTCCTGCGTGGCACCACAAAAGTCTTCGATCTCAATAAAGTCAATAACGTGACTGTACAAAAAAGGCTCCCAGCCGATGGAGTGCACAAACGAAATCAAAGCCTGACGCATGCTGTTGTCGAGGCCCAGGTTCAGCTTTGCTAGTTGGTTGTCAATGACGTTGATCTCATGGAAGAGATACTCCAGGGCCTTCTCACGTGTACAGCATTGGCCACGCTTGACGGGAGAACCATCGGGATAGAACTGAGTTCCAAATCCGATGGTGTAGGGCTCCTCGCCAGTTGCCGGATCTGGGTATGCCTTTTCGCTATACCCTTCGTATTTACGGATTAGATTAACCGCATGCGAAAGATCCGACATAGGAGTAACAATTAGTACTCCCAATATACATAAATTTTATTTACCTTGACCACGAGACAGTTTACGTCCGTGATTGGGGCGAGAATGCTTCCCGTCACCCTGACGTGTTTTCTTAGGCTTGGACTCAATGAGAATAGAGCTTGACTTGGGTTTTGCCATGTTGGTAGTTAATCAGCCTACGCAGTTTAGCGGGAAGCAGCCTGAAGCACAGCTTGTTTTATTTCTTTGGAAAAACCCGAGTTCATCAGGTCTTCAACTCTAAAAGGATATTGAAAATCCAACAATGCTCTTTGCAAACTTGGGTTTTTTGTTCCGAGAGCTAATGCCTGCATCTTCTGTTGGCTTGGAAAAACTTCGGGAACATACCCTGGTTCCATGCGAAATGCTGGCTGTAAAGACGTATCAATTGAAAGCCCGTCAACCGTTTGCATGTGTCTACCTGCTAATTCCATCACCATTTCACCTTATGCGACCAATACCGTGCTGACATTTTGTCGGGGTTGGGATCCTGGGCATTGTGTCGAGCGTAATAGGACTTCTTGCGTGCTTTATCCTTGGCGCTCTGCGGATTTCTACCGGCGCCCTCAACGCCCTGCTGGCCAAAACGAACGATCTTTTCTTCGCCTCCCTCACAAGCCTTGACGACATGAGACTTGGTCTTGTGTCCAGGGGTACGCCGAGGTTTATTACAAGGCATTGAGTCCTTGGCAATTTTTGCTGCTTTTGCCGCTTTCTTTCGTTTATCAGACATTAATTAAAACCCTTAAATAGAGATGTAAATTCGCCAAGAATTTTTTCACCGGTCTTGGATTTGTACTCTTCTGTATTATCGTCTCCAAATATATTAAAATAACTAGGCGCTGTTTCATCTTTTGTAGCGCTTGTTTTCTTTTCGGCACTATCACCTTCTTCAAAAAGGCTTTCCATTGAAACAAGAGCCTCAAAGGGATCTGCGCTAGATAAGCCACTGAATAGACTGCTTGCTTGGAGGCCTTTACTTGCTTGTGTTACAAGCTCCAGTTCGCCTCTATCTACATCTGTCATGAATTCATTATAAAACTCATCTTCAGTTCCCTGGTACCCAGCACCCTGAAATATTTTGTACAACTGTGTAGCATTTGGGTCGTCAATGGGAGCCTCGTCTTCGGGGCGCTCAATGTAAGTTACGCCAAGCCTTTCTTGCGTGGGTTTTAACTTTTTCTCATTTAAATATTTAATTGATTCTCGTATTTGTTTTGCGGCGTTTGTTGTAAAAGCATCGATAATGTATTGCTTAACTTCCGCCACGCCAGTTTCTGCGCCAGTGAGGCCTAGGCTTTCTAGCAACTTATCCCATTCTTCTTTGTTTTGCGTTGGGTCAATACCTTCAAGTAATTGATCGGCATATTCTTGAGGAGTAATAAAATTCAAAAAAGTAATATCGCCTATGTTTAATTTTTCATTAACAAGTTCTGGAATGATAGTTGCTTGAATGTAATCCTCCGCATCTTTTGGAGTGATTACATCTTTTGCGGGATCAAAACCTTGAGCTACTCCTTTGACTTGGTAGTGTAATTTTGCAAACTGACTCCGATCATTGGGATCTAGTCCGTAGTAATAGGCCCATTGATTCCAGGTCCAGTCTGTACCTGGTACAACGGCCGTATCTCCTTGTGTTTTTGCAATTTCCCAATCGGCCGCTACTTCATCTTTTTGTTGAAGATATTTTTGATACTTTGGATCGTCAGTTGTAAAGTTTCCTTCTGGATTCCAATAAAAATCAACGTTGAAGTTTAAAGGGACTGCTGCCCTTATGTTGTCCAAGTAAGCCTTAGCTCTAAGGTCTGCAATGTCTCGCAATGCGTCAAGTGCGGTCTGGGTTTGGAAAACATTCTGTTCGTTTTGCTTTACGTCCATATAGCTCACGAATTCTGTCATAGAACGTGAAGTATCAAAGCGAGGTTTTAAATAACGATCGATATAATCTTGAGCAAATTGAGCATCAAGTGTATATGTGACATTAGGGTCAAAGGGATCAACAATCTCAGAACCCCCTTGATAACGGGTAACAAGTTGCTCATCAAACCACTTTTGCCAATTGTAAATAGCGGTATTTCTAGATGGTACGCCAGTGGCTGCGCTTAAACTTTTTTCTAAACTTTCCTGAACGTTACCCGTATCTCCCATCCAACCAAAGATACCTCCCACGCCTGTATCACCAAGTATTGAATTAGACAGTGTTTCATTCACTGTCATAATTTCATTTACGCCAGGCAGCCCTCTGTAGAAATCAAATTCTTGCTCATTTAATTGTTGACGCTGTAATTCTATCGCCGCTTCTTTTAAGGAGTCCTGGGTTAATGCACCAAACATTTTTTGTTGTTCTATGTCTTTTTCTCCAATGACGGTGGACAATTGTCCTTCTAAAAGAGTGGTACCTTTTCTTATTTGCGCTTGATCTCGCAATCTTTCTGGAATTGAATCCAGAGTTGGTATAGGAAGCGTCCCCTCGTCATATTGAGTCTTTTGTTCTGGAGGCAAAGAATTGTACCATTCTTGCAGGAAAGCCGGATCCTGAGCAGAAGACCACTCGGCTAGTGTAGTAAAACTAGGTGAAAGGCCCAAAACTTGATCTCGATATTGCTGGTATTCTGCATCAGTTAAAAACTCTGTATATGTTTCGGGTAAACTTGCAACTTCTGCCTGATTGCCTCGATCACCAGCGGCCTTACCCTGCGTCGTGTAATACCACTGCAGATAAGTATCTCTTGTATATCTGCCGGTTATATCCAAATCCGGAAGATAGCGTCCGTTTACATAAACAGCTGTTTGCGCTTTATTCCATTCGTCTGTAGCAATTTCACCGCCAGCTGTATTTAAACGATAGTACTCTGGATTAAAAGCGCCTGTCGGAGGTTGCGCTCCTAATTTAACTGCATCCCAGGCGTTGACTTTATCTGTCAAATAAAAACTGTCAAAAGAATTGACAGCTGTGTCAACATAGGAATTATATTCCGCTGACGTAAGCAGACCGTTATTTTTTAAGGCATCCAATGAAGATGTGTTTAAGTTGTTTAACGTACTAGCATATTTTCCTTCTGGGGTATTAGCAAAAGAATTTGCTACAGAAGAACTCCAATTATTGATGGTTTCGTTTTTTGTATTTAAATCTCTGTTCTCTTTATTGTAAGCATTCGCAGTTGCTTGACGGTTTGAATATTGATTGTTATTGTAAGAAGTGGCTGCGTTTTGACGTGCCGTATTCTGCCCTGAATTATATGCATCTGCGGCAGCTTGTCTCTGTCCGGCTGCTGCACTATTTGCTGCTGCATTGTTATTTAGCTCATCTTTAATAGATCTCAATGTTTCATTTAGAGTAGGATTTGATTTGGGAAAGAGTGCAGCACCCATTTGCTGTTGTACAGTTCCTCCGTTTGCTATAAAAGTACGTCCCCTCCAGTTGGCACCATTCTGCGGGGTGTTACTGGTATTTATAATGGTGTCGCCTTGATTGTTTAACTCAAACCATATTGATCTGCTTGTTTCTCTGTTATCTGGATATGTACTTGCGTAATCAGCTGCGCTCCTGTAAGGATAAGAGCTAGCGTAATCAGCTGCGTCTACGTAGGGATAATTACTAGCAAAATCAGATGCTGAGTAGTTTGTCCTATATCCGGTGGGCAATGAATATGTCTGCCAACCATTTGCACTAGTCCAATACGCCATCTTTAATTAACACTCGCCAAAAATAAAAACAGATTCCTGTTTGATCCAGGCTTCAATCCTATCAAGAGTTTTTGTCGAAAAGAAGGTCTGTTTTTCAAACCAACTCTCCATGTCCTCCGATCCTTTGTGAGCGTTGCAACTCCGGCAGCAAGGAAGTAGGTTATGTCGATTAGAAGAACCAGACTTAAAGCGAGGCACGATATGGTCAAGGCTAGTAGCGCTGTCACCACAGTATCCACACTTGTAGTTCCAGGCTTGATAGATACTTTCTCTAAAACGTTTCTTGGCAAGTTTTGGCGTTAATTCAACTAGCAGGGCGAGGGGCTCGTGCTCGTTGCAAAACATGCTCTTCAATTGCCGTTACTTTATTTTAATTTCCCCACACATCTCTGCGAACAAAACAAAGAGATAAAACTTTGCTTAAGACCGTTGACAGGTCCTTGACTCAAGGTAGGTTATATGAGTAACCACTGCCACTCCAATGGCTAAGAACCCCGGCTGGGTATCAGTCCAGCAAGCAGAGCAGCTTCTTGGTATGGACAAGAAGACCCTGTTCCAGTACCGAGACAACGGCACACTGAAGCTAGGGCCTCATTTTGCGGCATTTCCTGGCACTATGTCCAGGGATAGCTATAAGTGGAACGTAGCCGCTGTCAGGAAACACCTGCATGAGCAGGGGATGATGCCAACTGCTGCTTAAGCTGCCTATAGTGATTACGACGGAGTTTATGAGCAAGGATGAGATCAGTGATGTTTAGCTGAACATCCTGAAATGCCATTGCTTCATAAAGGTGAGAGCAAAGGGAAGGATAGCAGCTCTGCAGATTGCGGGGCTGCTTTTCTTTTAGGTCAAACAAGAAAGCCCACTGTGGATGAAGTGGGCGTACAAGTCGCTTTTTACCAGGGACAGAGATGGCGCGATCTGGTCCCCAATCAAGGTCTGATAGCTCTTCTGGCTTAAGGCCATAAGTAGCCACCATACCATAAAGCCAGGCAATGTTTTTGGTTTTTCTGCTGGATGCTAAGCGGAAATACTCATCCACGATCCGCTGATCCAGGGGCGGCTGGTGGTTCATGGGTTGTATGAGCTAAGTAACCGCACCATATCCAACGGTGGGACCAGCTCGCAAGGGGTAAAGAAAGCCTTAATAAGTCTCGTGAGACTTAATATAAGTATACATGATTGTTAAGGTTTGTAAGGTTTTCCGTCCTTATCAAACATTGTGAAACCTTGCATCACAATCAAATCGGTTGGGATATTGAATAGCTTTTGCATCATCGGCATCATCATCACCGACTGACAGTTGTAGGGCGGTACATCCATCTGGGATAACGAAAAGGTATTCAGTAGTGATGATTTGATTGCTTCCTGTTCGCTTTCAGTTTGTGCCACCAGCTTTTGCTCCCACTCAGCCATACTTTCTTCTCCAACCGGAAAGTCAGAAGGCTCAGGAGGAAACGTATTGTCCGCAAACTTAAGCGCATAAATGTGTTTACAGTACCTCAGCTCATCCAGGACC